CACACCAAGGGTACTGGTACTGGCTACTTGTTGAACGATGCTTCTTCAGCTATCGGCGACACAGTAATCGCAACTGATACTGGTTCAGGAACTATCCTTGCAGGTGACATCGTTACCTTCGCAGGTACTTCTGACAAGTATGTTGTCAACACAGCTCTTGCTGGCGGTTCATTCACTATCGGTGGAACTGGTCTGGTAGCGGCTGAAGCTGACAACGATGCAATCACTGTCGGCAACAACTACACAGCGAACATCGCATTCCATCGCCGTGCTTTGGAATTAGCGGTTCGTGCGCCAGCAGTACCACAAGGTGGCGACATGGCAGACGACGCTATGACTGTTCAAGATCCAGTTTCAGGATTGGTATTCGAGGTCCGTGTTTACAAGGGCTATCGTAAGACCATGATCGAAGTTGCGGCATCTTGGGGTGTCAAAGCGTGGAAGTCTGACTTCATCGCTACATTGGTCGGCTAATGTCGATCCTAGCGGGGGCTTCGGCCCCCGTTTCTAATGAGGATTCATAAAATGGCAGAATCAAAGACGACTACCAAGAAAGCACCCGCTAAAAAGCCAGCGGTTAAGAAAGCGGCTCCAAAATCAGATGCGCCAACGCTCACCAAAATGGTTCGAGACGATGGCAAGGAAGCGATGGTTCACCCATCAATGGTTGAAGCATATAAGTCCGGTGGATATAGAGAGGCGTAAGTCATGGCTTTGGTCATTGAGGATGGATCGGTTGTCACAGGTGCTAACTCGTACGTCACTCTGGCTGAGTTTAAGGCTTGGGCAGATAGTCGGGATATTAGTTATAACGCCGATGATAATGTACTGGAAGCTCAGATACTCCGCGCTATGGACTATATTGAGCGACTCTACTTCATCGGCAATAAGGCAAACGAGAATCAACCGCTTCAGTGGCCTCGTACGGAAGCCCTTATCGACGGTTACTACGCTGATGCGACAGAGATTCCGAAGGAAGTCAAAATCGCCGTGTACGAAGCGACTGTCGTTGAGGCCGCTGGATACAGCGAGCTGGAGATACAATCGCGCAAGACGTTGCGTGAGCGTGTTGGAGACATCGAAGTGCAGTACGCAGAAAACAGCGAAAACCGCACAATCACTCCAGCACTCCAGTATGCACTGAATCGTATCGTTCAACCGGCATTTCAGGTGTTTAGGATATGACGTTCAACTATACGGCCCTTCAGTCGAGTGCAGGGACATTGCTCCAGAATTTTGGGCGGCAACTGACTTTCACTCGCAGTACAGATGGATCGTATGACCCGAATACCGGCACAACGTCTCCTACAAGCTCAAACTACACAAAATATGGTTGTGTGTTCGATTACACAGACGCAGAGCGTGGAGAATCGAATATCGAGGTAGGTGACCGGAGAGTATTGGCCGAAGGGTATGCGTATCAGGTCGGAGATACAGTGTCATTGGACAGTGAGGTCTATCGGATCATCTCAGTCTCGAACATACAGCCAGCGGCAACAGTCGTCGCTTGTAACTTGCAGGTCAGAAAATGAGCAAGTTTAGTAAGGGAATGGCTGATGCGACTGCCCGCATTGTCTCGAATAGCAAGAGAGAAGTACGGAAAGTCATTCGAGGGATAGCTAAAGATGCGATCATGGGTACTCCAGTGGATAAAGGAACGCTTATCAATAACTGGTATGCGAGCAACCGCGCAATCCCGAATCAAACGACAAAGGCTACTGATCCTTCTGGCGAAACATCACTATCCAGAGTCGATAAGGCACTGACAAGATTGCAGATAGGCCAGACGTTTTATATGGCGAATAGCCTTCCTTACGCACGGACTGTTGAGTACGGCAAGTACCCAAATCCGCCCAAGAATCCAACAGGCAAGACCGTGAATGGATTCTCTAGGCAAGCTCCTGCTGGTATGGCTAGAATTGCCGTGGACAAAGGTATCGCTAAATTAAGAGCTAGAGGTGGCAAATAATGGCTACTACTTTCAATGACATACAAGCGGCTCTTGATAACCGTCTTAACACTTTCGCAGGTGGGTATGACATTGCTTGGCCCAATATCAACTACGAGCCAGCAGGTAATGCAACTTTCTTAACTCCAAACTTCATTCCAGAGGAAACCTTGCAGGTCGGTTTGGGGACTAACGGTAAAGATGAAACAAACGGCATTTATCAAATAGATGTCGTCTATCCTGCGGGGCAGGGTCGTTCATCAGTGCCGGATTCCGTCGCAGATCATTTCAAGCGCGGCACAGTTATGTCGTATAATGATGTAAATGTCCGTGTGCGTTCGGTTTCCATCGCACAGGCAATAACAGATGGTGCGTATCATTTCGTGCCTATAACTGTTAATTTTCAAACATACACTGACGCGAGGTAAGGCAAAATGGCTATCGCAAACGGCGCACAACACTCTCTGCATTACATCGCAGAAAGTACATACGGGACGACTCCCTCAACTCCGACTTGGACTCCTTTTCCGCATACTGGAACGAGTTTGGCTCTAACAAAGGATGCTATTGAATCCGAAAAGTTGCGTGGTGATCGTCAGGTCGAAGATTTCCGTCATGGAAATAAGTCTATCGGCGGCGATGTATCGTCTGAACTGGAATACGGTGCATTTGACGACATTCTTGAGGCTGTCATGTGCGGTACTTGGTCAACCAATGTCCTGAAGTCTGGCTCAACTCGCAGGTCTTATACCTTAGAGCGTAAGTTTGGGGATTTAGCGACTCCTGAGTTCCATCGGTACGAAGGTGTTGAGTTCAACTCTCTGGCAATCTCTGTTGCTCCAAACTCTATGGTAGGCACAACATTCACTGTCGTCGGCAAGGATTTGTCTCTGGCAACAGCAGAGGTTGCTTCGTCAACATATTCTGCTGACGTAGGGAATACACCATTCGATTCATTTACTGGCTCGATTACTGAAGGTGGATCATCTATCGCAACAGTAACAAGTCTGGATATGACTATCGAAAACGGCTTGGAGCCATTATTTTCGGTCGGTTCTGATACGACTAATCGTCCGTCAATCGGCAAATCTCGTGTAGCAGGTACGTTGGTTACTTACTTCGACAGCAAGTCTTTGTATGAGAAGTTCATCAACGAGACTGCTTCTGAAATCGTTTGCACGTTGACTGACGTAGCTGGCAACAGCTTGCAGATCGACATTCCAAATGTGAAATACAACTCTGGGCAACCAGACGTAGCTGGCGAAGGTCCGGTCACTGTATCAATGGAGTTTGTAGCACTTTACAGCTCTAGCGATGCATCACAGTTAGTGATTACACGTACACCAGCATAAATTAAAGGCAATAAAACCTAGGGGGTTTTATGGAAGTAAATCAACTGGCAACGGTTGAGAGTCACGAAGCTGGGACTGAGTTTCAGCTTGTGAATACGGCAACTGGCGAACCTGAAGATGTAATCTTTTTGGTCAAAGGTTTGGATTCTAAGGCGTGGCGGCAAGCTCAAAAGGAGCAAAGGCGCAAGAACGAAGGCAAAGAGGACATAGATTTATTCGATCACGAATACATCTGGCCGATGATTGCATCAATCATTATTGATTGGCAGGAATTGGAGAAGGACGGTAAGCCATTCGAGTATTCAAAAGAGAATGCGTTATGGCTTTGTGAAAACTCTCCGAATGTTGTGAATCAAATCTTTGCTTTCTTGCTTGACAGGAAAAATTTCATAAACGGCTGATTGATGAGTTTGTGGCATTTGGGAAGTGGTGTTTTTACATCAACGGATACCCAGAAGGTTCAAAAATCAGTCGTTATGAAAGTCTGAAACAAGTTGAGAAAAGTCGCGGAGTCACACCGCCAGAATTGCTGAATGCACCAACACTGTCATGGCAACATGATGACTGCTGGGTAGCGTACACATCGCTCAAAGACCATACATGGTTGGAGCTTGAAAGTTATATGCGGCTCACGGGAAGAACGCTCGATCCGTGGGAGATTGAAGCGATTATGGAGCTGGCAAAGCATAAGGTTTAATCATGGCGACAGATGTTGAAAAGCTAGTCATTGCGATCCAATCCGTAGGATTAGAGAAAGCAGAAAAAGAACTCAATAAACTCAAAAGATCGGCTGTTGCCGCTGACAAAGCAACCGACAATCTAGCCAATACCACTCAAAAGTCCAATCGTGTATTCAAGGGATTCCGTGGAGCAACTTCTGCGCTGACCAATACTACGGGTCAGTTATCCGTGCAGGTACAGGACGTTGCAGTCCAGCTCGAATCTGGTACGGATGCAGTCCGTGTCTTTGCACAACAGGGTCCACAGATTGCGGCAATCTTCGGTCCTTCTGGTGCGGCCTTCGGTGCAATTCTTGCCATTGGTGCGTTGATTGGTGGACCGTTCATCAGATCATTGTTCGCCGCCAATGAAGCGATTACCGAATCTCAGAAGAAGCTCAAGGAATATAGCGGTGATCTATCAGACCTTTCAGATGCGGCAAAGCGTTCAACGATTGTAAACATTAAAAATGAATTTATAGAAACGCAGAAAACAATAGCAAAATTAGAACAATCTCTAGCGGACGCCAAAAAAAGATTCTCTGAATTAAATGATAGTGAAACTGGAGTTGTCGAAGCCACAAAAGAAATTATTAAAGGCAATTTTAGCCTTAAAGATGCTCAAAGTGCCGCCGAAAAAGCCGTTACAGATACCGCCTTGGCCTTGGAAGAAGAAAAGCAAAAGGCTCAAGACTTAATTAAACAAGCAGATATCTTAACCGGCAAACGCAAAGAAGAAACTGAAGAAGTCATCGAGAAGCGCAAGAATCTTGAAACGCTAGTTGATGCAATTAACGAAGAATTTGAAGGGATTGGCAAGACAGCCATTCAGCTCAAGGTATTAGAGGCCGCTAGAAACGGAGCTGGGAAGTCACTCCAAGACTTCCTTGAAAAGCAACTCAAGGCTATTGAGCAATACGAGAAAGAACAGCAAGCCGCAAAGGAAGCTCAAGCCAGAGAAGAAGCACTCCTCAAAGCTAAAGAAGCCCTGATCGCCAAAACTAAAGAGCAAGCAGACGCAACAAGAATGTCTTGGGTTCAAATGGAGATTCAAAAAGCTGTTGCGATGGGCATGACGGCAGAAGAACTCAAGTTACATACAGCTAGATTGGTCGCCATTCAGTCAGCAAAAGACGAAAAAGAAGCTCAGAAAGACTTGGCTGAAGAACAGAAAGGCACAGTCAAAGTCTTACAGGATATATACAATCAGAAGCAAAAGCTGATTGAACAGCAAAAAACATTCCTAGATCAGTTTAGGCAGGAAACTGAAGCTGAACGATTACTGAGAGAAGCCAAAGAACTAAATCTCAATCAAGATCAAATGCGTCAAGTCCAACTCGAAATCGTACGTCGAGGTGAGGCTGAGTATGCCAAGAAGCAATTAGAAGATGCTCAGGAAAACGGAAGGATAAAGGCTGAGATACAGGCACAATATGACGAAGACGAATTAAGGCGACGCACAACACTGAATGAGTCGTTGCTTGGTCTTGAAAATAAGCTGATGAAAGGCAAATCAGAAGTTCAGAAAGCCGCATTCAGGATCGGCGTTAACCTGATGGATCAGCAAAAGCGTGAGAATGCGTCTCAAATTATTTCTGATTCATTTGCGACTGCACAAGCGGCATATAAGGCATTAGCTGGCATCCCGATTGTTGGCCCTGCACTTGGCGCGGCGGCGGCGGGTGTCATTATCGCGGCAGGAGCCACATACGCTACTAAATCTCTTGCAGGGCGAGCTGTGGGCGGTCAGGTCCGTGCAGGTGAATCCTATGTCGTAGGTGAGCGTGGGCCGGAAGTTCTGACGATGGGTACAGGCGGTCGAGTCATCCCGAATGATAAGATTGGAGGCCAACAACAAGTGGTCAACAGGACTGCCAATATCACTTTCCAAATCAACACCGTAGACGCTCGCGGGTTCGACAGTCTGTTACAATCGCGTAGAGGCCAGATCATCAACATGGTCAATACAGCGATGAACGATAAAGGCAGGAGAGGCGTAGTCTAATGGCTGGCACATATCCAACCACACCAGAGTTTCAGGCAATCAATCTCGAATCACGCCACAACAACGTGATGTCCGAAACTGTCTCAGGCCGTATGCAAGTTCGCACGTTAGGCGGGCAGAGATGGTCGTTTACTGCAAAATATAATCCAATGACTCGTGAGGAGTTTCAGCCTGTCTTTGCGTTCGTGATGAGCCAGCAGGGTCGATTCGGCACGTTCACTATCGTACCGCCAGTGATCGGCTCTACTTCAGGCTCAGTAACAGGCACATTGCTTGCTAATGGCGCACATTCAGCAGGGGACAGCACGATTTCAGTCGATGGTATCTCTGGTACGCTCAAAGCTGGCGATTTCGTTAAGTTCAGCGGTCACAGCAAGGCATATATGCTTACTGCGGATAGGGCTGGCGCAGGAACGATGACGATTGAGCCTCCATTGGTTTCTTCTGTATCGGACAATGAATCAATAGCATATACGAGCGTTCCATTCACAATGCGCCTTGCTAACGATGTACAGTCGTACAATCTGGCATCAAACGAATACTACGAATACGAACTGGATATGATTGAGGTGCTTTAATGCCACGCACCGTCAACGCATCAACACTGACCGCCCTACAAGCTGACTCGGTACGTCTTGCTCACTTGGTACGGATTGGATTCGATACAGAGCTTTTCATAACTGATTACGGCCATCAGATTACTTATGATTCAAACGATTACTTGGCCGCATCACACTTCTTGAGTTTAGGCACATCACAAGAGACTCAAGATTTGCGTGTAGGCTCGTTGAGTTTAAGCATTTCAGCAGTGGATCAGTCGTATGTCTCGATCTTCTTGAATCAGGAATATGTGAATCGTCGAGTTAGAATCTGGCTTGCTGTATTAGACAGCAGTGCGGCTATCGTCGGCGATCCGATCAAGACATTCGATGGCGAGATTGTCGGCTACTCGCTCCAGAACTCCGCAGATTCGGCAGTCATCAATATGGAGATGGCATCGCATTGGT